GTCAGCAATTTTGATTTCATAAAAGAATCTTGGTTGTTTTTTGGGGTTTTTGCTTTTGAAGTGGTTTGTGGGTCGAGTCGTAGGTGTTCTGCTCTTGCGTGTTGTTGGGCGTTTCGTTTTTGATTTAGGTAACGATTTCCGCGCGTTGCATTACACTTTTTGCACGATCCGACTAAGTTGTCTAGGTCGTCTGTGCCGCCTCTGTCTACTTCGATGACGTGATCTGCTTCGCAACTTTTGGCTGTGTGGCACCAGTGGCAGATGGGTTCGTTTTCGAGGACTATGGCGCGGTTACGCATGAACTCTGGGCTGTTTCGTTTTGTCATGGTGTTTTCCTTTGGTGGTTGTTGAGATGGTACTACCGCCCTCGCAGGCTCGGTTGGTCTTGTATGCGTGGACGGTTTAGTGGTTGGTGCCCCCCCCACTTTCAGTTAGTAGCTGCGGCAGGTGGCTTGGTTAGGGCGGTCGCCGTACGCCTTTTGTGTCGTTAGGGAACGCTGCACCATGACTTATCCCCACAGCCATTCACGTTAGTCATCTCAGGTATTGGGGCGCATCGCTCTACCCTCGTTCCCGAGTGTTACCAACAGAGCGCAAATCCCTATGTGGCCATGATTGTCTTAAGTTGTTGAGAGGTTGTTACTTGCGGATGCCTTGAAGGATCGCAATGCCGATGGAGACTAACAGCGCGTACCAAGCGAAGAGGATCACCGGACGCGCCCTATCTTTGAGTTATGTAGGCCTTGGATGTTTTCTTCACCGTACGCGAACAACACGGTCGGCATATAGATGCCGCCTTGGTCAAACTTCATATTCGAGGGCATAGGCATGAGGGCTGGACAGTCAGCCCAGAGTAGGTCGAACCACTTTGCCTTTGTGAACGGAACTAGGCAGATGCCGTGTGCGTGATCCATGAACTTCAAAGCCCAAGGCGTAACTTTGCCGTAGGGCGGGTTCATCCACACATTGCCTATCCACTCGGACGCGAGACCGTCGGTCTCTTGTGTGAAGAACGTCTTGCAGGGGGTGTGAGGTGGTCCTTCGGGCGGGCAGGCAACGTCAACATCGAACTCGACGCCTAACGCTTCAAACAGCCAAGCAGGGGTCCAGTAGTCGTCGGTCGTCGCAGAGGTTTGAGGCATTGGAAATAGATGCGGTTGGGTGCTCATCGAGACGCCAGCCTTTCAGCGATCGTCTGAAAATCTCGGGGACGCCACACATAACATTCCGCATGGGGAACAAGCATTGCTCGCCAGTTCAACTGGGCGTAACTCAACTTGCCTATCTCGGTCTTCAGCTCAGCGAATATGAGTCCGCCGCGCGGATGGGCCATCACGATGTCAGGGAAGCCTGGACTGCCCGTCGTGATATATCTGCCGGTCCTAGTCATGCTGGGCTGGGCGTGGTGTAGTGACCAGCCGTACTGATAGGCGAGGGCTTTGACTTGGCTCATAAATGAGGCTTCGCTGATGCCTTTCATTTGTCTCTGCCCAACATAAAGCCACACATGAAGACGGCGGTCAACATAATAATCAGGCTGAATAGGTCGAGCACTAGAACGGCTCTTCAGGCGAGTCGTAGGTTGGCGCGGGTTGTTCGCCGTTCTTCAGACTGTCAATATAGGCGGATGCCTCGCGCTTTGTGAACGACTGCAGATTGCTAGGCGGGACTTTGCCCATGCTCTTACAGACCGCCCTGATCATGTTCTGTTGCTTCTCGCTGGCGATGTTGCCGTTCTCGGTGATTTGAGTTTCACCGGACATTCTGACAACCTTCTGCATCTCTTCGCGGCTCGGTTTCTTGGTCCAGTCCGCGCCTAGATAGCCTGCCGCCGCTAATGATCGTCCCTGCGACGAAGTACAGCAATTCTCAATCCTTGACGTGGAGTTCACGCCGCGATCGGTTAGTTGCTCTTCGGCGTAGTCGGTGGCGGTTGGTTGAGTGTCGTCTTTGTCAAGCCATAGCGTTGTCTTGACAACACATCGAGCGCCGTCATCGAATACCAGTTCCGAGTGAATCGCGCCGTTGGGGTGGTCAATCCAGAACTGTTTGATTCGCTCGGAGACGGGCGTGTAGTCGTCAAGGTTGAAAGCCATCACCAACCACCAAGGATTCGGCGTATTGCTGCCACATCATCAGTCTTAGTGAACAGCGTGATGCTAGTCAGCCCTAGGTCAATTGTGATGCAGCTAAAGGTGTCGTGATCTGTGACTTTGCAGGTGATGTTGTCCCTAGTGACTTGGTGGATGCCTATGCTGCCCACGATTACTTTGTCACTCATCTGCGTCTACCAATTGCGCGGTTGAGAGGTAGGTCAAGCCCTTAGCAGGTCCGCTTGAGTTCATCGTTGGGTGCCACTGGTGACGGATTGTCTCTGCGATGTCTGGCAAAGCGTGAAACGCCCCGACAGCCTCCATGATCAGGCTGGCTTCTTTGAACCGAAGTTCGAGCGCCAGCGTATGGCTGAGGTTGGTTAGTTTGGCGATTAGTTCGCCGGTTGATGTTTCCATTGGTTTCCTTTGTTAGTTTCCTGAAGTTACACGCCAATGGCCTAGACCGCCGTTGTCGTAGAGGTATCTTGCCACCTTGATATTGCATTGAGGGTCTAGCAAGGCGGGTATCACAGTCTTAGTCTTACAGACAGCCCGTGTCACAGTTGCCCATGATCCTTGAATCTGCATGAGACCGACGTCTGGTCGTCCGGTGCTTTTGCGGACTGGTGACAGGGCGCGGGCGGTGCATCGAGATTCTCGGTACATGATCCTTGAGAGTTGAGGTACGACCTTTGCGGGGAAGTGACGTCTCAACAGGGGTTCCCATTGCGGGCATGAGTTAGCAGCCGCCATTGCTGGGGCTGGGATGGATAAGGCGGTGAAAAGGGCGATTGCCATGATGCGTTTCAGGTGCTCTCAACTTCGATAGGCAGCGACCAAGTCAGAAAGGGTGACGCTCGACGCGCAACCGTAACTCTGAGATGTTCGCCTGTTTTCAGATCCGTGAAGATCTGAACGAGTGTCAACTTATCCCCAGAGACTAACTGGTGATATCCCCAGACTGGGATCATCGACGGTTCCAATAGCGGTTGGCGATTTTGAAGTAAGCCCAAGATACAAGCCAGCCGTAGGTGAAATAGATGAGTTTGTCGGAGTGACTCATGCCAGCCCCTTTGCCGTGTCTAGCCCTAGTTGGGTGATTGTGCACACGATGCCCTGAGACCCGCTTGAGAGGGCACGACGGACGCCTGAGTCTTGGATTAGTCCCGATGTGCGTAGGTCGGAGCAACGCTTCCAATATCCTCGAATGTCGTGACCTTGGGCTGCAGCTCGGGTGTTGGCCTCCTCATCGGTTAGTCCGAGTGTCGAGTCGGCGTAGATCGCTAGAAGGATGGCTCGATGGCTATTGACCCGCATAGGGCTGACTTGGCGCGACGTCTCTGGGTCGGTTGACCTGAACAGGGGCATATCGAACGGCATATCGAAGATGATTTTGGGCATGATTTGTTTCCTTTGGTTAGAGCCATTTGAGTGACTAGACGTCACTATACACAAAGGGCGAAGTCGATGGTGGATACCCCAATGGAAACAAAGGTACCCACCACCTAGCCCAGACCACGCTCAAACGAGTCTGGAGTCCTACTTAAGCGCTCTGAAGACCTCTTCAAAGTGCTCGGGGGTTTGATTGGCCAGTTCAATATGGAACCAGTTAGGCGATCCTTGGTACGAGCCTGCGTTGTTGTCGGCGGTGTAGACCAAGACGCCGCGCTTGTTTTCACCTCGACTGCACCGGTAGCCCGCGCCATAGTCGCCGTACGCATACCAGTGCATCTCGCATAGTCCGAGGGCTTTTGAGTTGGCGAGGAACCAGTCCCAGATCACCCGCGCTTGTGTTTCGTCTTTGTATTTGAGGTCTGCGGCATAGCCAGTCGCATGGACGGATAGACCGGCATTATTTCTCATGGGTCGATTGGCGTATGTGCCTAACGAAGTTAGACCCCAACGTGCCTTGCAGAGTTCGACAAGTTTAGAAGTGACCGGTTGAGTCGTCTTGCCATCCCAGGCTGGGTAATACGGGTAGACCCTATTCGCCATCGGTCTTGTCCTTGTTGGAGTTCTTAAGGCCATTAGAGGCGAGCAGTCCCGCAAGGACGCCCGACATCGTCAGCGTTAGCGGACTCAACACTGCCCAAGCTTCATTATCATTCGGACTGACTTCGAGAGGTTGAGTTACGAATAGCAAGCCGAAGAGCAGAGAAAAGACGGTGCCAACAAAGGCAACTGAGATGGCTACCCCAACTAGCAAGATGAGTCGTGCTTTGATCTCTTCGTTGGTGTGACGTGGTCTCATTTTCATAGGCACTTTCCGCCGGTGCCGTAGGCAGGGGCTGGTGTTGTTGGGACGATTGTCTCGGTTACGCCGCGCAGGGCTTTGTTCTTTGTGGGTCGGCAGTTGAGTCGTTCACGGTCTGCACAGCCTGTGAGGGCGAGGAAAGTGGCGCTAATCAGCAGTAAGCGTTTCATGCGTAACCTTCAAATATTCTGCGTATTCTTCTTCAGTCATTTCTCTGACTTCATCGTCTATTTGTATATTTGGTCGTGTCATTGTCTATCCCTTTCGGTAACCGTAAACAGTAATAGTGCCGCCAGTCATAGTGCCAGCAACAGACAAGGTGAAGCCTGTAAACGCGCTTGCTACGCCGTGATAACCACTTACCGTTCCTGCAACAGACCCAATGTAACCACCAGAAAATTGAGTGTATTTGGCGTTATTTGGGTTGAGGATGTCAATGGCAATAGTGTTTGAATCGCCTGATTCTCCTATATAAGTCCAGTTGGCACCATTGTTTACTGAAAGAGCAGAAGGCGCGGCGAGAGCGTAAGTCCAATAGGCAAGGATTTGATAATAACTGGCCGTAGAGCCCGTCATGATCATTGCGATGGCTTGTAATGCGCTACCTACGCCACCACTTACAACTATGCGGTAATTGTCATATGTGCTACTAAAGGCGCTAGTTACGGCGACGCTAGAAACACCAGTGCCGATGGTTTGTGACTTGACAAACACCAGCCCTGAGTTGGCTAGATAAGTGTTCGTATCAGCCGCCGTCAGCACCTCGCCAGTCGTGAAAGTCTTTATAGCCATAGTTAATATCCTAATCTGTTGTAATCGAGCTTGCCGAACACCGTGTTATCCAACAGCAGGTAAGCGTTTAGATCAGCGCCAGACACGTAGTAAGTGAAAGATGAGCCTGCAGGGGTGGCAGACATTGTGGCCCCTTCAATGATGCACTGGTAAGTCGTGCCACGAAAAGCCACCGAAACCTGCGAGCCGGGCGAACAAGAAAAAGGCGCGTCAGCAGCCGTAAAACCAACTCGGTCTAATTGAAAACTTGACTGTGATTCTGCCCTACAAGTAATAGCGGTAATCGCAAAATTGGCAGTGTCGTAGTTGCCTAAAAGATAGTTGGCATAGTCCAATGCCTGAGCATTACTAGCGTTCAAAGTATTGACTTGATAAGTGCGGTATGGCGTAGTAGCCCCTACTTGTGTCACTGTTTGAGTTGTAAGGCCTTCGGGTTCTACCCTAATTTGTGTGTAATAGTTATCGGCAAAAGAGCCAAAATCTATGCGTTCATAGACTTGATTAGTTGAGTTATTAGCAACGTCACTAAAGTTGATGTCTGATAAATAAGGGTCAAAAGGACTAAGTGTGTAGCACAATAAGGCCTGTTTGCTGTCCCACATTCTCATATTTCCAGTCAAAGCAATACGGTTCACCCAGTCGCCCCATGTTGAACTAATCGTTGTAGCTGGGCTTGCAGGTGCTGCACCATTGCCTAACCATTCAACACTTATGCCGTTTTCAATTTCTGCTAGGTCATATTGTGTTGCAACTGTGCCAGCTGGCATTGCATAATTGTTGGCGTTCATACGCGCAAGTTGCGCAAAAGAGCCTTCGCATGAAACGTCAAGAAAATCAGCGTTGCCAACATTGTTTACATACGGGATGCCGTAACTAACATTGACATTGTTAATAACACCAGTCCATAAAGTCGTTGGGAATTGTGTGCCATTGCTTTTTTCATGGTCAATGCGTATGTAGGTGCCTGATACGAGCTCAGTTATTGGTGTGGCATAACCATTGGGATAACGCAAAGTAAAAGATGCTGTGCTGGCTCTTAATTGCTGAAGTTGCGCTTGCCTGCCCACAGTAATATTTATGTTTTGCACATTTGTTAGCACTGTCCAAGTGGTGTAATCCAGCGAGTAATAGACCGTATAAGTTTGCAAAGCCATTAGAAAATGTTGCTTACCTTGATAGGCACAGAGCCGTTCTGACGCATGTAGGTGCGTAGGGCAGCTACTACGGCGTTAGGGTCTCCGCCGTTGACATGGATTGTGACGTTGTTTCCGCCACCTATCTGATTCATCTTTGACAGCGGGATCACCGCCTCAGGCCCGCGCTCACCGATCATCGCCAGTGTCGGGCTTGTCACGATTCCACCGGCAGCAAGCATTGGAATGTTTGGCACATCGAAGCCCTTCCCTCCGAGACCTGGCACCCATTTCGGAACCTCAAAAGACAACTTGCCGATTGTGTTGTTCCATAAGGTAGCGATGCCGTTGAAGATGGCTTTGTACACGCCCATCACGAAGCTGAGGTATGTGGTGATTGCATCCATGCCACCTTTGATACCTGTCTTGATGGCGTTGAATACGGCATCCACAATGTTGCGGAAAGCATCGAACTTCTTGTATGCGATGACTAGGCCCACTACTAGGGCAGCGATGGCGAAAGCGAAAAGCACGACAGGGTTAGCGGCCATGACAGCGTTGAAGGCAAGCTGAATCGCTGCAAAGGCTTTAGTGGTGGCAGTCCAGATAGTCATGGCTGTATTGACGCCTACGATGGCTAATGCGAGACCGCCTACAACGCCTGCGATTACTAGAAAGATGGTTGAGTTCTCTTGTGCCCATTCACCCATCTTTTGAAGGAACGGAAGCACCGCTTCGATGGCGGGTAGTAGTGCAGCCCCGACTGATTCCTTTGTCTCAGCTAGTGAAACGCTAAGACGTTTGAATTGTCCCTGTGCTGAGTTGGCTGCGGTGGTGGCAGCGCCTCCGGTGGTCTTGGCCATTGCCGCCATGACCTCATCAAAGGTTGCCCCGTCTTTGATCATCTGGCGTAGTTCAGGTGACAACTTCGCAAGCGCGGTCAGGTTCCCTCCGTACGCCTTTTCAAGGCTAGCGGTGACTGTAGCGAGGGGCTTTCCCGTAGACGCCGCAATATCCATAGCAGCGGTCGCTAGTTCCTGTGCCTTGGTTACTGATCCCGTCGCCTTCGACAGTCGAGCCAGAACTGGTCTCAACTCATCGTCGGTCACGCCGAGCAATTTGCCTTGAGTGCTAATCCAGTTTTCATTGGCTGCAATTTGTGCTTCGGTTGCGCCAGTGGTTTTCTTCAACGTGGATGCGAGAAGTTGCTGTGCGGCGTCGTCCTCAATAGCGCCCTTTGTAGCGTCAAACAGAGCAACGCCTAGACCCGCTATTGCGATGCCGGCAGGGACCGCTGCCTTCTTGATTGCGAACTGCGCCTTCTGTCCGCTGGTCTCAAGTTGCTTAAACTGGGCGACGGCTTTAGAGATCCCTTTGCCATCGAACTCGCTGATGATTGGAATGTTGATTGCCATTAGTTCATTCCCTTATTTACGGTGGCGATTACCCGCAACACTAGCGCCCGTAGTTCAGCGGTGATGGAAGGTAGGGCTTGCTCCGCTGCGGGCCAGAGAATGCGAGCAGTCCGCGCTCGGAGGTTTTCAGACAGCACTGAGTTAGCACCGCGCCCTGCAACTTCAACAACAACAGCGCCAGGGTCAGACTGCGTTACATAGATGACGTTCGCATCGTTGCGTCGAGTTGAGAACTTAACCTTCAGCCCTTTCTGGGCTTTTGCTTTGGTGTAAGGGAAGATCTTCTTGTTGCCTTGTTTCCAGTTGCGATCCATACCTGACAACGGGGTCTCTGGGTAGCGCGAACCAGCCAAAGACACTAACGGCTGCGCTATTTGTTTAGCGTCGGCGTTGAACTGTTTCCGAAGGTCTTTGTCAATTTTGCCTAAAGCCTTGATCGCTTCTTTAGCGCCGACAACCTCAACTGATGCGGTCGCTGTCATTTGCGCCTTGCTTTATTGATGACGTCAATCACAGTATTCATGTCTTGCACTTCGAATGTTATTTGTGGAGGCCACCACCCAGTCTCGACTAGCAGTTCTGCTAGTGATCGTGAGTAGGTGCCTCTTCGGTGGGGTTTGTTGGTTCGTCCGATACAACTTCGATGGCAACAAGTTTCTTGACATAGTCGTCAAAGACTGCCGGTGTCGTGATCCCGTGGAGTTTGCAGGATTCAAAAGCCATGAACGCTAGGTCTTCAAGACCTACGCCAGTAGCAAGGTTTGAGGCTTTCTGCTTAAACTTCCGCTCCCATGCGATGATCACATAGAGGTTGGTTTTGACTTCGTAGGTCGTTTGATCTGTTGTTACTTTGAGCGTGAGTTGCATATTGGTTTCTTTGTTTAGACGATGTCGCGTACCCAAGTACCACCGGTGAAGGAAGCCTCGACGGTTGCGAGTTCACCGACGGTTGAGTTGATTGGGGTAAAGTTGGCGAGCATACAGTTCGTGATGACGTACTCAGGGTTACTTGCCGACTCAGTCGCGCCCGATGGCGAGATCGTCAGGATCGTTGAACCTGTGCCGACACAAGATGCAAGAATTGCCTCAACCTCAGTAGCGCCGTAGCTGAGATAGAAAGTTATTGCAACGTCGACTGATTGAAGACCGCCGACAAAGCGTTCGCCGGTATCGCCGAAGGCAGTGCTCGAAAGTGCTGCCTGCCCCAGAGTTACGGAACAGGTGTTGGCTTGATCCGATAAATCGGTGGTCGTAGCCCCTTGGGTGATGCTGATAGTTGCGTTGGATAGGAATGTTGTTGTTGCCATTGGTGGCTCCTTTTTCTAGTTGCGCCGTACTGCTACGGCAACGGTCATGTCATAGCAGGGAAGCATCTGTTCGCCGTATGAGGCAAGAGATGGTCTTCCATCGACTATGGCGATTGGTGAGTTCATAATGGTGTCGACAGTGGTCATGAGGTAGTCGCCGCTGTCTTGATTTCCAGGCGGGCCGGCAAGGACGCGGATAACTAGTCGAATGTCGCCCACGTTGTAAGTGAAGGCGTCGAGCGTTGGCAACTCGATCATGACCGACAACGGGCGAGCGTTGCGCGGGTCTGTAACTGGTTTGAGACCTAGCGCGGTGAGTGCCGTCTTGGTTGCGGTTACCGCTTCGTAGAGAATGCCTGATGCAGCCATTAGGCGACCTGTGGTCTTCCGCAGCCAAGTAGCTGCATGATCTGGCCCAGAGACATTGTCGGTGTTCCCATGCTCATCGAATCAAAAGACGAATAGCCGTCAACGGCTCCGCGATTGCGATATTGGATTGCGGCATATTGGATCGTCCCCAATTTGGCTGCCCCGTCTGGAGCGCTTGAGAGGCTGTCTGTGTAGCCCGCTTCCCTACGCTTACGGAACGCCCAACTGTTAGCCGCAGAGACGCATACAGCGATGAATGCGGTGTCATTAGCCGTAGCGACCTCGATGCCCAGCCAACTGGTTACATCCGCGCTTGTAATCCAACTCGGGCTGGGCGTAAAAGCGACTGTGCCGGTAGCGACGTCTCGCGGGAAGTCGTCGCCTGCGTTGACGTATATGAACTGGTTAGGAATAATGACTTGGTAATCAAAGAGCAGGTCGCCCTCTTCGGATAGTCCGATGAACTCATAAGGCTCGGTCGAGATCACAGTCTGCGTACCGCTAAAGCCGTGGTTTGCTCCCGCTACCACGACCGAGTCTTGAGGTTGTATGTCGGTGTCGACAAAGGTCTGAAGAATGGCGTACCCATCGAGGCGCGTATGAAACGCCAGATTGTAAGTAGCCATCGTTCAGTCCCTGTCGTGTCTCAGGACTAAGCCTGAGGGATCTTCATGAATTGGTTGGCGTCGATCATCTTCGGGGCGAAGTACCCTCTGAAGGCTACGGTCCTGCTCAGCGTTGATGGATTGTCCAGACTGATTGCGCCCTTTTGCTGCTCATAGCAACGGAAGGCACCAGTGGCGGCTGCGCCAACAATCGTTGTCTTTGCGGCGAAGTTGGTGTCAACTACAAGACGCAGACCGAAGACTAACGCTTCGCGTGAACCTGGGTTCATTGTGCCGAAGGCGTTCATCGGACCGACTTGTGGGAACAGAGGACGATCGTCTGTTCCGCTCAACTGTCCGAGCTGCGCGAAGACGTCACCAGATACGAACAAGTGATCTGGTAGGTAGTTTCCGTTAGCAAGGATGGTGTTTGCGCAAGCGTAGACCTTTGCAATCCAGTCGGTCGGGTCTGTCGTTGCGACGTTGCCGGTCGTTTGTAAGGTACCTGCAAGAAGCGCGTCGGCTGCTGCGTTGTCCGTGGCCAGAGCGTATTTTTTCCCCATGTCCTCAAGTAGTCCCTGAAGAACTTCTGGCGATGTCCAGTCGATTGATGCTTCGGAGACTTCGACGTAGCCGCCGTAAATGTCCTTTGTGATTTGGATGTCGTCAACAATGTACTGGCCAGCGGTGATCGTGGTGTTCTGTGTCTGAGGTCCGCCAATTGAAGTATGGGTGCTTACCTTTGGAACGATGAATACCTTGCCACTTTGGGGCATTTGGCGAGCGCCGATGGCGTCAACCACAGGGCGCAGACCCTGAATTCCCGAGTAGATGGGGGAGATGATTGGCAATGGAAGGATTCCATCGAGGTCACCAGTCGTCACATCTGGCGCTGCGGCGCGGATGCGGGCGTTGAACTCGGCAGCGATTGTGCCGCCTTGCATTTGTGCAGAGATCCATTCACCGGCAGAAGGAAGTTTGAAGTCTTTCTTTGCGGTTGCGTAGATAGGGGTTGTTGGGATGATTGAAGCCTCGACCTCAACCACTGGGTTTTCTTGTGTTGCCACTTCTGGTTCCTCCTCGGAATCTGTTGGGGTGGGTTCGGTTGCATCTTCGGGTTCCGATGCAGCGATTTCTGTGATGACAGCGTCTTTGAACGCTGGCTGGGCGGTCAGGCTAATCTCGATCAGGTCCGCTTGGGAAACGACCATGACGCCTTCTTTGTTGTATTTGAATTTGACCGGAACGGCTCCGACGCTAACCGAGTCGTACGCGCCTGCTTTTACGAGTTCGATTGCGTCGGTTGCCGCGCCCGTCTTTGCGAAGGTGGCGGTGAAGCCAAGTCCCTCGGGCATATCTGCAAGAGATGACACGACGCCGCGCAAGGCGCTCATGTCGTGATTTTCTAGAAGTTTTGGTGCTTTCATATTTAGATCGAAAGCGCCACGAGTGAAAGAAACTTTGGTGCCGTCGCTGACGGTTGCTGAAACGGGTGCCCACGGGACTGCGATCCCCGTAATCGTTTTGGGCGCGTCTTCGCCTGCGGAGGCGTCAAGCGTTATAGGAACATTTACGAAGTGGATCATGTTGGGCTTTCTACTTGTACGTCAACTGCTGGTTCAATCATGACGTCTTGGTACATCTCTTCTTCCAAGTAACTTTCAACATCGAACTCAACGAAGCGATTGCGTGGAAGGACGTTAGAGGCAGACAGGGTCTGCTGAATGCACTCGATGAATGGCTTCGCCCCATACAGATATAGCTGACGGTTGCTGTCTTGCACATTGGTATATGTGAGACCCGATCCTTCTTGAGGCGCAGAAACTAGGTACGCGGGGATGTTGGCAACTCTGGCCATCTCCAGAGATTGGTACTTGCGCTGTTCAGCGACTACTTCTGCCGGTGAGACTTTGAACTCTTTGAACTCGACATAGTCGTTGAGTGCTCCGATTGCGTTTTGGCGTCGCATCGTTGACCACGCCGCAGCGATCTCGCTGAGGCTGTCAGAGTCGAGGGTCTCGCCGCCTTTTTGCTGTAAATAGCCAGGGACTGTTTCCAGAGTTGCGTAACGGTCTGCGGCCATATCTAGGTGAGTGGCGATAGACAACGCCCGAGCGCCTTGGTAGAGCAAGCCTTGAATGGGAGACAGAAACTGGATCACATCGTTAGCGTCGCCAACTTCAACGCCGTTGAACTGGATCACATCTGAAGGTCCGAACCACTGCGGACCGACCTGATTGGGCGTCGAGACCATGTTGGAGGGTAACCACGTCATAGAGGCAGGCAGTCCGGTTGAATATCTGGAGGTCACGAAGGCGAAGGCGCGACCGTAGAAGAACAAATCCGCAAAGATATTAGAGTAGAAGAAGTTGCGCGTGACCTTTGGATCTGGTTGTTCCATCCACGGCTCTAACGGCAGGTAAATCTCTTCGTAGCGTTCGCCAGTCCACTGTTTCGAGTAGTGGCGCATTTCAAGGCACCCGATCATGGATGCAAGAAGGTCTTTCGAGCGTGAGACCGTTGGGTTCTGCAGGGCGCGTTGTTCCGCAGCCCCAGACGAATATGAAAGGAAGTCGTTTATCTGGGATGCTCCAGCACCGGCGGCAGCCTTCACAGGGGGAGAAGAGATTTGCGCAGTTGTAACTTTTGGAGTGAAGAATCCCACAGGCGGAGTCTCTCACAAAGTTGTTGCAAATGCAACTACCTTGCAGATCCCATCATTGCCCGCCCCGATTGGGTAGGTCGAGATACCAGTGACGCCGCAGCTACTAGGCACCTTGCACACTCAATCGGACCTGGACTTTTTTGGCTACTAAGAACGACCGACCCGTTCGCTTTCACCAGCGTCGCCCTATTGACGTGCTCTGCCAGCATCTGTTCGCCGGTATGCAAAAGCCTGCCTTCGTTGATCATCGACTTCACTAGCCCTGTGTATTTGATCATCTCTGCGTAGCCCCAAAGAGAACGGCGACGGACCAACGGCTCAGGCGTGTGAAGGTCCAGCGTTGGCGTGATCGCTAGTTTGAGTTTTGGGTCGTCGGCCATTAGACGCTCGATGTGTTGCCACATCTGGCGGTTAGTTTCGCAGGTGAAAGCAATGCTGGCTACGATGTCCCCGTCGCTGTTTAGCCCGCAATGAATCCCGACGTACTTTGAATCGTCGATACTGCTGTCAACAGCAAGAACGGAATTGCCACCTTCTATGGCTCGGTTTGTGGTAAAGCGCCTGTCCCATTCGCCAGGATTTATCCACGAGTTCGCTGCCGCTACCCATAAATTGCAATGCGCCCTGAGATACTGCGATCGGTCTGGCGCGGCGGCTGCACTTTCTAGACCTTTCATCGTGATCGTCCTACCCAGACTCGGGTTTGCGTAGCCCCAATACCGCTGGTCATCTGGTGACACGCCACTGGGCAGGCTCCATTCCGCCATGAACAAATCTGACCGGACGCCCGAGTCGATCACGCCAAGCGCCTGTTCTCGAAGCTTTAGAAACGCCCTCGACGATTCGTCGCCCGCCGTGGAGACTAGGAAAGCCAGCGGGGACGGGACTGCAATCTGGCTGGGTTTCAACGCCCCGAAGTACGTTGCCTCAGAGATGGCCCACAATTCATCGACGATCAGAATGTCCCACGTCCCACCATGCTTCTTACCAGTCGCGCTGTTCACCTTGTAGACCGACCCGTCGTTCATCTTGACTTGGTGCCGACCGTACGCCCAAGTCACCTTTGCTAAATCAGACTCTTCCAACAACTCGAACACATCGCGCAGATCCTCGAAGACCTCAGTCGCCAGCCCCAACTCATGCGCGGTCGACATAATGCGGACGGGTCTGCCCCAGATCCGTGGCAACTCGGTCAGGCAAAAGCCAACAAGGGCGCTAAGCATCGTGGTCTTCCCATTTTGGCGGCCAGTGCTTATCAGCGCAGTGCTCGATATGAAGTTGCCGTCCTCATCGTGCTCAAGTGCACCGGACAACGCCCGCAACTGCCACGGAAACAACGTCCTGCCAAGGTGAACCGCGCTCCACTCCCCAACTAAAGCCGAGTAGGAACCGAACGCCCCAGTCGGCGTAACCAGCCTCGGCTGTTCAACCCCAACGCCAACGATCGAAACGGAATCATCGCAGTCTTGAACCGAATCATGACTGTTCGTAGAGATATACGGAGA